TAAAAGAGAAGTTCAAGAAATAGAATTATTTAATGAATTTAATAGACGTAATCCACAAGCAGATGGTGGTCAAATTGTAGGTAAACCAGGTGGATTAGTTGAAGAAGGTGTCGAATATTATGCAACTAAAATATATAAAGTTACAACAGGATCTCATAAAGGTGAATGGGCTTTACCAGAAGCTACGTATAATCCTGCAACAAAAACTAAGTCAACTAAAAACAGATACTTTAAAAGTAAAACAGATTTAAATAATTATTTAAAAGAAACTAAAACACCTCAAAAATATTCTAAAACAGAATTAAATAAAGCAGCTCAACATTTTTTTAAAAAAAACTACGATGAGCTAACTGTTGAATCTGGAGAAAAAACAAAAGCTTATGACAGAGTTAGACAAGGAAAAGGTAAATTTATTAAAGTAACACAAGCAGATCCTTTAACAGATATTCAACAAGCTAAAATTTTAAAAGAATACCCAGATGCAAAATTTACAGCTAAAAATAAATTTGGTTTTCCTCCTGGTCATCCAAACTATCAAAAAGTAACGGCCTTTGTTACTAGAGGTTATAAAAAACCATTTCAAGGAACTCAACTTCAAGCTCTTCCAAAATATGCACAAAAAGAATTGATAGAAGCTTTCCCAGAAGTAAAATTTAATTTTGATAGAGATACTTTAATTAGAAAAGGTTCTGAAGTTAGTAAATATGGAATATCGGTAAAACATCCAAAATATTCAAAAATAGCAAAATATTTTTCTAAATCAAAAATATGGAAATACAATTTTGATTTAAGAAGCCCTGAAGGTTGGATGATGTCACAGATGGAAAGAAATTATGCTCAAAATGGTGACGCTTCTCCTTATAGACCAATTACTAAAAACGGTGGGCCTATTAAAAAAGGCAATCCAATGATTGGAATTGAACATAACGGCAAAAAATATAATATGAAAACTATTGTTAATCACCCAGATTTTAATAATACAAAAAAATATTGGAACATAGCGGACAAAACTTCTAAAAAATATTTAACACAATTTGATAACTTATCTAAACTTTTACCAGAAGGATTTGACCCTAAAAAAATTCAATTAAATGATTTGTTACAATTTATTAGTGATAAGGATGGAGTGCAAGGATTAAACAGAGCTAAAAGAGCAATACAAATTCACCATGAGTATGGTGTTGGTCCAAGAGCAACTACAAATTATCAATTGTTAAGACAGGATATAAATTTACTGGCTAATAAAACTAATAATTTACTTAAATCAAAAGATTTATCTAAAGTAGAAAAAGGTGCTGCTCAAGCATTAGAACGAAACACTAGATTAGTGGTTGATGATGTAAAATATGGACCTAAAAAAGTTTCTGCAACTGGAGATATAAAAAATATTATTTCTCAAGCTGAAAGTGAATTAAAAAGTTTTACTAAAAAAGATTTTAAAACATTTGCATCACAATTAGAAAAACTAGGTTGTGGTAAAGCAGCTGGTGGCAGAATTTTAATGAGTAATGGTGGTGTAACATTAACTAAATGTGCACAAAAAGGATCAAACAGATTAGAACAAATAATTTTAAGAGGTGGAGCAAACGACAAGGAACAAGACCTAGCTAAAAAAATATTAAAAGCAAGTAAAGGTTTAAAAAATTTAGCATCACTTAAAGGTTTACTAGGACCAGCAGCACTTGCTTTTGAAGTAGCTGTATCAACAGGATTAACTGGTTATGATATGTTATCAAAAGGTAAAACTTTTAGAGAAGCAGTTGGTGACAGTGTGTTTAATTATGCATTAGGAGATAGAACTAAAATAGATCCTAAAGAAGAAAGATACAAAGGTTACGCAGCAGCTGGAGTAGATAAAGATACAATAGGTAAAATATCTGCATTTGAAAATGCAATGGATGAAGTAAAAAATATACAACAAGAATTTGAAAAAGAAGACGTTGCTTATAGAGATGCTGTTCTTGGTGGTCCTAGAATGTCTGATGCAATAAAACAAAAACAAATTAAAAATTATTATGATCAAGTTAAAAAAAATCAAGAATTAATTAAATATTTAGAACAACCCGAAACACAAGAAAAATTAAAAATTGTTGATGATAATTTGTTTCCAGCAATGCTGACTGACGCTGATGCAAAAAGAAAAGCAATGCAAATGACAAAACCACTGACTGTTGGTTTTGGAAATACTATGGATTTTTTATTTCCTAAAGCAACTTATAGAGAAGATAGAGAAAGAGCTATAAATTACATGCCAGCTGTACAAGAATATTATAGAAGCAATCAGTTTGCGGGCGGTGGTAGAGCAGGGCTATCCGGTGGTGATACATCAGGCAGACCACCAGAATCAGGACCCATGTCTCAAGGGTTGCGTTCTTTGTACAATAATGGTAGAAAACTTTAGGAGAATAAATGGCAGAAATAGATAAAGCTCTCCCGAATACTCGTACTGAAATAAAAGTTCCTGGGCCGGATCAAGAAGTCGAGATTCAAGAGCAAGAACAACAGCAAGGACCGGTAGAAGTAACACCTGATGAAGAAGGTGGTGCAACAATTAACTTTGAACCAAGTTCCGTGAACCAAGCAAGTACACAATCACATTTCGATAACCTTGCAGACATATTACCAGAAGAAAATTTAGATCCACTAGGATCAAGATTAAGATCAGATTATCAAGATTACAAAGCATCAAGAAAAGATTGGGAACAATCTTATATGAATGGTTTAGATCTTTTAGGATTTAAATACAATAATCGTAACGAACCTTTTCAAGGAGCAAGTGGTGCAACGCATCCTGTTCTTGCAGAAGCAGTTACACAATTTCAAGCTTTAGCTTACAAAGAATTATTACCAGCTGATGGACCGGTAAGAACACAAGTTCTAGGTTTATCTAATCCTGTTAAAGAACAACAGGCACAAAGAGTAAAAGATTTTATGAATTACCAAATTATAGATCAAATGAAAGAATACGAACCAGAGTTTGATCAAATGTTATTTCATCTACCTTTAGCAGGTTCTACTTTTAAAAAAGTTTATTACGATGATTTATTAGGGAGAGCTGTATCAAAGTTCGTCCCTGCGGATGACTTAGTGGTTCCGTATACGGCTACCTCATTAGACGATGCGGAAACAGTCATTCATGTTATAAAAATTTCTGAAAACGAATTACGTAAACAACAAGTAAACGGATTCTATTCAGACATAGAGTTATCAAAACCATCTGATGTTACAGATGCTGATAAAGTAGCAGATAAAGAACGTGAACTAGAAGGAGTTACTAAAACAGGTAAAGGAGAAAAACTTTACACGTTATTAGAATGTCACGTTAATATAGATTTAGAAGGTTTTGAAGATGTTGGTCAAGATGGTGAACCAACTGGAATAAAATTACCTTACGTCGTTACAATCGAAGAAGGTAGTCAAAAAGTTTTGTCGATAAGACGAAACTTCGCGCCCAATGATCCACTTAAAAATAAAATCCAATATTTTGTCCATTTCAAATTTCTGCCTGGACTAGGATTTTATGGATTTGGATTAATACATATGATTGGCGGATTGAGTCGTA